CACGCTGCTGATGTCGTTCGAGATGGCGCCCAGCCGCTCGCTGGCGCGCATGGCCCGCCAGGCACTCGGGCTGCTCAAGCCCGCGGGCGTGTCGCTGCAGGCCTTCAGCCGCTGGACGGACGGGCGGCTGTGGATGTTCGACCACGTGGGCCGCATCAACCCCGAGGTGTGCCTGGCGGTGCTGCGCTACTTTGCCGAGGAGCTCAAGGGCCAGCAGGTGTTTGTGGACTCCATGATGATGGTCTGCGGCTCGGAGGAGAGCATGGACGAGCAGAAGCAGTTCGTCACCGACCTGGTGCGCATCGCCCAGGAGACCGGGCTGCACATCCACCTCATCACGCACTGCCGCAAGCCGCAAAACGGCGAGACCACCCCGCCTACCAAGTACGACCTGCGCGGCAGTGCAGCGATCTCCGACCAGGCGCACAACGTGGTCACCGTCTGGAGCAACAAGGACAAGCACCTCGCCTTGCAGAAGGACCCGACCGACGCCGTGGCCCTGGCCAAGCCCGACGCCCGGGTGGCCGTGGAAAAGCAGCGCAACGGCGAGTGGGAGGGCGCGGTGGCCCTGTGGTGGGACGCCGCCTCGCTGCGCTTCTGTGATGACCGCATCACCGCCGTGGAACCCTACAGGATCGCCGCATGACGACCCCAGTACGAGAGGCCAACAAGCTCACGGCCCGCCAGCAGGCTATCCTGGAGTTCATCCGGGTGAACCAGCCGGTAAGCAACAAGCAGATCTCGCTGCAGTTCGGCTGCGCGCCGTCCACCACCACGGTGCACCTGATGTTCATCAGCCGCTCCAACCAGATTTGGCGCACCGGCGACAAGGCCAAGGCGCGCTGGCACGCGGATAAGCCCTTCAGCAGCCCCAAGACCCCGCCGCCCGTGGCCCCGCCGGCCATTGAGCAGGTGAGCAGCATCTGGCACTACGCCCAGCGCTGCGCCCGGCATGCCCAGGCTGCATGACGGCACCGAGGTCAGCAGCAGCAGCGAGGCCTGGCGGCATGAATGTGAAGCGCGCTGGATCCTCGCGCTGCCCAGCCTGGACGAGCGCCGGGCCTGGTTGGCGAGCCTGGAGAAGCGGCGCGGCAAGGCGCATGTGGATCAACTGAGACAGACGATGAGGAACCTGTGGGCACAACCCCGAGCGACAGCGACACCAGCCAGCGCCAAGGCCACCGCTTTGCCGCCCCGCGCGGCGTGGGGTTGATGAGCAACTTCCTGTGCGCCAAGTGCCGCCAGCCGCGCATGACGCTGGGCCGCAAGCTGCAGCTCGTCAAGGGCGTGAAGCAGTACGTGTGCCGGGGGTGCCAGTGAGCGTGTGCGCCGTCCCTGTCAAGTTGAAGGAGGCTTGCGAGTTTGTGGAGAACTTTCACCGCCACAACAAGGCACCGCAAGGCGGGTTGTTTGCCGTTGGCGCCTCGGACGGACGCGAGCTTGTGGGCGTGGCCATCGTGGGGCGGCCAGTTGCTCGAGCGTTGGACGATGGCGCGACGGTTGAGGTTGTCCGTTGCTGCGTGCGCGAAGCCTCGCCCAAGGGCACCTGCTCGTTTCTGTACGCCAGGTGCTGGCAAGCGGCCAAGGCGCTTGGCTGGGGCCGGCTGGTGACCTACACGCTGCAAGCCGAATCTGGAGCATCTCTGCGCGGCGCCGGGTGGCGTGTCGTGGCTGAGTTGGCAGCAAACAAGCCCGGCATGTGGCAGTCCCGCCCAGGCCGGGAGTGGCAGCCGGTGGTGGGTCAAGCCAAGTTGCGATGGGAGGCCGCATGAGCGCCATGCAACGCCGCAAGGGCGCCGCCGCGGAGCGCGAGGTGCTCAAGCTGCTGGGCGAGGAGCTGGGCCAGCTCTTGACGCGCAACCTCACGCAAACCCGCGAGGGCGGCGCCGACTGCCTAGCCGTCAAGGGCTGGGCCATCGAGGTCAAACGCCAAGAACGCCTGAGCCGCCCGACTTGGTGGCGTCAGGCCGTGGAGCAAGCGCAGCGCGTGGGGGCCGAGCCCATGCTGCTTTTTCGACGCAACCGGGAGCAATGGACCGCATGGGTGCACACATCGCAGGGGCAGTGGCGGCAGACCGACATCGTGGGCGCCGCCCAGGCCATCCGGGAGAAATGGCTGGCATGGCCCTGAAGCAGAACCTAGCTGCTGAGATTCCGCTGGATCTGCGGGAGGCTGACGAGCTGCTCGCCAAGTACGGACGATGGGCCAAAGACCGGCAACGCTACGAGCGCTGCGGTTCTGCAGAAGGCGCGTACAAAGCCCCGCCCAACGACGACGACCGCCAGCCAAAGATGCCGACGCTGACGCTGTCAGAGGCCATGGCATGCCAAAGAGCGCTTGCTGGTGTGCCGCAAGCTGAACGCATTGTCTTGGGAGTGCTGTACATCCCCAGGAAGGTGCCTGTTGAGGTGCAACTGCGGCGCCTGAACGTGCCGCCACGCCTCAGCCGTGAGCGTCATCTGTCTGGATTGCGCATGTGGTGGAACAGATTGCGACTACGTGTTGACATGCACTAAAACCTGTGGCAGGATCCCGCCACCTGAGCACAGCGCACAGTGATTGGCTTGCAGTAATTGCAGGCCAAGGTGTCTCAAAAAAAGGCCCGCGGCAGCGATGTCGGCGGGCTTTGTCGTTTCTGGCGAGCAGTTGCCAGTCTGGGCGCAACGCCCCCGGCCCGCGGCGCCACCGGCAAATGAGCCGCAGCCCATCGACGCGGAACGAGCCCCGCGAGTCTCCCCGCGGACAGCGGCGGGCGATGGGCACCTTCAACTTCGGACAATCCACATGGAACCCGAAAAACAATCAAACAATTCAAACCGTGGCGGCAAGCGCCCAGGCGCCGGCAGGCCTAAAGGATCGCTGGACAAGGGCAACGCCCTGATCCGCGAGATGGTGGCCGACGCGCTGGACAGAGCCGGCGGCGTGGACTACCTCGCCCGGGTGGCGGAATCGCATCCTGGGCCGTTCCTGGGCCTGGTGGGCAAGGTGCTGCCCATCCAGGTGACCGGCGAAGGCGGCGGCGCGGTGCAGCACAGCATCCAGGTGACCTTTGGTTGAGGCCTGGTTCCCCAGCAAGCTGCAGTTCTTGTTCAATGCGCACCGCTACAAGGTGGTGCGCGGCGGCCGGGGCTCCGGCAAGAGCTGGGGCTTTGCCCGCGCGCTGCTGATCATGGCGGCGCAGCGTCCGCTGAGGGTGCTGTGCACGCGAGAGATCCAGAAGAGCATCCAGCAGTCGGTGCACCAGCTGCTGCGCGACCAGATCGAGGCGCTTGGCCTGGGCAGCCAGTACGAGGTGCTGCAAGCGGAGATCCGCGGCAAGAACGGCTCGCAGTTCTTCTTCTCGGGCCTGAGCGACCAGACGGCCGAGTCCCTCAAGAGCTTTGAAGGCGTCGATGTCTGCTGGTGCGAGGAAGCGCAGGCCATCAGCCGGCGCTCGTGGGACATCCTGATCCCGACCATCCGCAAGAACGGCTCGGAGATCTGGGTCAGCTTCAACCCGCAGTTGGAGAGCGACGAGACCTACCGGCGCTTTGTGAGCAGCCCGCCGCCGGACTGCGTGTCCATCGAGATGAACCACGCCGACAACGGGCGTTTTCCTGCGGTGCTGGAGGCTGAACGCCAGCACGCCGAGGCGACGATGCGGCGCGAGGACTACGCCCACATCTGGGAAGGCCAGTGCAAGCCCGCGGTGGACGGGGCGATCTACTTTGACCAGATGGCCAACGCCGCGGGGCGCATCGGCAACGTGCCGCACGACCCGCTGCTCAAGACCCACGCGGTGTGGGACCTGGGCTTTAACGACAGCATGTCGATCATCCTGGCGCAGAAGGTGTCCAGCGAGATCCGCCTCATTCACTACATCGAGGGCGCGCAGCGCACGCTGGCCGACTACTCGGCCGAGCTCAAAGCCCTGCGCCTGGATGGGGAGCCCATCAACTGGGGCACGCACTACCTGCCGCATGACGGGTTTGCCAAGCGCCACCAGACGGGCAAGCAAGACGCCGAGATCCTGCAGGGCCTGGGCTGGAGCGTGCAGCGCACGCCGAGCATGGACGTGGAGCAGGGCATCAAGCGGGTGCGCGACATCTTCAGCCGCGTGTACTTCCACCGCGACCGCACCGCCCGCCTGGTGGAGTGCTTGAAGCGCTACCGGCGGCAGATCAACGCGACCACGAACGAGCCCGGCAAC